AAAGCTGAAGCGAAACTTGCTGTAAAAGATGCAACGGAATCACAGGTTGAGGCAACTGATGCTCTTGCTGAGGCAGAGCGTTTATTGGATGAGGCGATTAACGGTGCGAAGGTAGGAAGTGATGCCTACACCGATGCGCTCGACAAACTTAATGACGCTAAGAAAGCGCAGGTTGATGCTACTGATGCGGTAACTGAAGCGATTGAGCGTCAGACTGAAGCAACTGATCGTTTGCGTGAGGCAGAGGAAAAAGCGCAAGCGGCACGAGTTGGTGTTAAGCCTGCAGACGCTACTGCGGCAGAAACAAAGGTTGGGGTAACTCCGCCTCCTGCGGCAACTGGCGGTTTGTTCGGTTCGTTTATGGAAGCGGTGCGTGGACTCCATCCAAACGCTAAAGCGCTGAAATCAAGTACTCCTGTGACCGATGCTCGAAGGGCTTTCCCGAAACTTTATGCCGAATACAAAGCAAAAGGTTTGGCTATGGCACAGGGTGGAATCGTCACGAAGCCAACACAACTGCTCGCTGGTGAAGCGGGTGCAGAGGCAATTATTCCTTTAGACAAACTTCAATCTGGTATGACAATCAATTTGACTATCAATGCCGGAATGGGAACTGACCCTGCGAAACTTGGTGACGAGATTGTTGATGTGCTTACTCGATATCAGCGCAGAAATGGTGCGCTACCACTTAAGGTTGCATAGTTATGGCTGTAATGGCATGGGGTGAAGATATCCAGATTTTTATGGAGTTGGGTTTTTCTGTAAATCCTTTCACTCTTGATGATGCGGCGCTTGGTGTACTCGATGAGGATTATCTTGACGGGACATTAATTGGTGACGATGTTTCCCCGTATGCGCAAGAGATTTCTATTTCTCGTGGTCGATCTGATCAGTTGCAGAACTTTAATGCTGGAACCTTTAGTGTCAGGTTGCTGAATCGTGATCGAAGGTTTGACCCAATCAACGAAAGTTCCCCATATTGGAATAGCGTGCTTGGTGTTTCTGGTGTAGCACCACGCAGAAAAGTAACTGTTGTTTCCGATGGTGTCGCTTTATTCACAGGGCGTATTACTGACATTGATGTTTCATATGAGCCGAATAGACCTAACGCAACTAGTGAAAACAGTTATGTAACTATCACAGCGTCAGATGACTTCGTGCTATTGGCAAATACATTTACAGAGAACGCACTAACGCCTACACAGGAATTGTCTGGCACACGGGTTTCTACAATCCTTGATCTACCTGAAGTTGGCTATCCAGCAACTAGAGACATTGACACAGGTTCAGCGACTTTAGGTGGTGGAGCAACATTCCAGATTGACGCAAATACAAATATTCTGACTTATCTGCAATCAGTCGCTACTAGTGAACAGGGCTACTTCTTTGTGGCCGCAAATGGTGATCTAACTTTTACAGATCGAATTGCCGCATCATTCGCCACTCCGAGCGCATATTTCTCTGATACTGGAAGCAACATCCCTTACACCAGCCTGTCAGTTATGTATGGACAAGAGTTCCTGTATAACAAGGTGGTCTGTACTATCGAAGGCGGAACAGATCAAACCGTTAATGATGTGGCATCTCAAACCGAATACGGGATTTCAACCCTTAATCTTTCAGGCCTGCTATTAGTAGATGACGCCGCAGCCCTAACTTTGGCAACCGATTTGCTAGACAAATACAAGTTGCCTGAATACAGGTTCGACAAATTGCAGACGATTTACAACCCTTTAAGTTCTGGCAACCAAGCAACATTGACTGGGCTTGAAGTTGCAGATGTAGTAAGTATCACAAGGAGTTACCCCACCGGAACTCCAGCCAGCGTGACAAAGCAGTACAGCATTGAGAATATCCGCCATGTCATCACGCCTAGTTCCCATACTGTTGAGTTTGGGCTTGCTGTAGCAGATTTGGTTTATCCATTTATATTGGATGACGCAACCTTTGGTGTTATGGACTCGACAAACGCACTCAGTTAGAGTGTTACACTCGGAGGCACTATGGCAGGCGCAGGCGCAAAACTCTTTACCAGTGGCAGTGTTCTAACTGCAGCACAGGTCAATACATACCTAATGGACCAAGCCGTTATGCGGTTTGCAGATGAAGCAACACGAACCGCCGCATTTGGTGGAGCAGGCGAACCAACACTTGCTGAAGGAATGATGAGTTATCTGATGGATACAAACAGTGTTCAGGTCTATAACGGTTCAGCATGGGTCGCTATTGGTGGCGGTGCAGATATTCTTCAAGTTCAAGTGTTTAGTTAAGGAGTTAGCGTGGCAACATTTAACAAAATCAAACTTTCAGGTTCAACTGATGGAATGGCAATCAAACTCACTGGCAATACATCAGGTGGTGCTGTCACTGTGCATACTGCTGTTGCAGGTACGACTGTTGGAACATTTGATGAGATTTGGATTTACGCAAACAACACTTCAGCAAGTGCGGTGAAACTAACTTTGGAGTGGGGTACTGCTACGGCTGCAGATGGAAACATTGAACTAACAATCGCTGCGGAAGCAGGTTTGGTTCTCGTAGTTCCAGGATTGATCTTGCAGAACTCAAAAATTGTTAAGGCATTTGCTGGTACTGCTGATGTGATTTTGCTTACTGGCTTTGTCAATGCGATTACCGCATAGGCGGTAGTTTGTGACGCTTCGTTGGGATACACGATCACGGGTTTCTACTTACACTCAATATTGGTTGAGCCCTAAACCTATTGTTTCTGGTGGTCAAGAAATTGTTGTTACTGGTGGATTCAAATATTATGTTTTTACATCATCAGGAACTTTGACTGTTTCGGTTGGTGGATTAGTAGAAGTTCTTGCAGTTGGTGGCGGTGCAGGCGGTGGTGCATTTGGTGGTGGCGGTGGCGCAGGAGAGTTAGATATTTGGACAGGATGCACTGTTAATTCTGATGTAACTGTGACTATTGGTGCAGGTGGTGCTGGTTCATCATCACTGACTGCTTCTGGTGGCAATGGTTCAACAACTACTTTTGGTGCTTTTACTTCCTCGCTTGGTGGCGGTGGCGGTGGAAGTCCAGATGGTGGTGGTGGTGGTATTGCGGGCGGTTCTGGTGGTGGTGGAAGTCGTGGTGCTGGTGGTGGTGCATCTGGTTCAAACACATTCGCAGGTGGTTCAGGTTCTAGTTCTCCTTCTGCGTATGGCAACGGTGGTGGTGGTGGCGCAACAGCAGTTGGCGCAAACGGTTCATCAACTGCTGGTGGTAATGGTGGTCAGGGTTACACTTTGTCAAGTATTGATAGCAACTTGACTTCAACAAACTTTCCAGTGAGTTTGGCTGGCATGACCGTAATTGCTTCTGGTGGTGGCGGTGGCACTCATTCAGGTACGACTGCTGGTACTGGTGGAACTGGCGCAGGTAATGGTTCTAATACTTCGGGTTCTGCTGGTACTGCTGGTACATCTTTTGGTTCGGGTGGTGGTGGTGGTGGATACACTCCAACAACAGCAAGTTCTGGTGGTGCAGGCAAACAAGGTTTTATTGTTGTGAGGGTGGTGGCATAATGCGTGGCGGTCGTACACGGGTCAGCAAGTATGTAAAAGATTCGCTTCAGTATCCTTTGCAATCCGTTCTGTCAGGTGGGAACGAATCGTATGTTTCTGCAAACGGCATTTTCTATAAAGTCCATGAGTTCACATCTACTGGAACTTTAACTGTTTCTCCTTCTGCTTCTCTGAACCCCGTTGAATATTTGGTTATTGCTGGCGGTGGTGGTGGTGGCGGTGGTTGCGGTGGTGGTGGTGGTGCAGGTGGATATTTGACAAGTTATCTTTCTTTGACTGCTGGAACTTCGTACACAGTGACGGTTGGTGCTGGTGGTGCAAAAAGTGCAGGCTTAGGTTTTGACGGTACTGCTGGAAGCAACTCCGTGTTCAGTTCTATAACTGCAACAGGTGGCGGATTCGGTGCTAACAACAACACAAATGGTGGTGCTGGTGGTTCGGGTGGTGGTGCTGGTGCTTCATCAGGTGTGTTGCGTGCTGGTGGCGCTGCTTCGCCAAGTGGTCAAGGTTTCGCTGGTGGTTCTACACCTGCCGCTGCCGCAACTAATGTGTCCTCTGGTGGTGGTGGTTCGTCAAGTGCTGGAACAAATGCTTCAACT